CGGTCGCAGCCTCGATCGAGGCACCGTCCAGCCCGACGGGCGCGTCAGCAGCGAACATCAGGTCGGCGCGGTCCGCGAGGTCTCCGCCATCGAGGCCGTCGGCGACGGCCTGTTCGTAGTCCTGCGCGTCCATGCTGCGGACGGTCAGGCTGGTGGCGGATGCGTGAACGTCGTCAACGATTGCAATCAGGTGTCGAGCCATAGGTCTCTCCATGTTGGGGTTGTGAATCCTGCACAGTGCAGGGCAAGGCACCCCGAAGGGTGCCGAGCCGCGTACTGGGTCAGATGCGCTGGTATCGGCCAGCCTCCGCGTCCTCCTCGCGAGTTCGGTAGCCATCGAGGTATGCATCGATGTACTCCACCATCTCCCTAGCCGGACGGCTGATGACCTTCGTCCATTGCAGGCGAGGACCGTTCCGCGTGTCGAGCGTGACGAGCCTGTCGAGCGTGTACCGCCCATTGGCGCTGTACACCTTGAAGTAGCCGTTGTCCCCATCTTTCCACTTGCCCCAGTTGTTCAGGCGGTATACCGCGTTCTCGATATCGGCACGGGTGATTCGGGTTGCCATGTGTGTGTCTCCGGTTGAAGGTTGTGGTCAGCCCCACAGCCACTGCTGCTGGGGATCGAGGGCCACCGAATCCACCAGCGCGTCGGCGCTGTGGGCTGCGGTCGGCTTGACGGTCGCCGTACCGGCCAGCACGGCAGCGCCGATGTCGGCCAGCACAGAACGGGTTCGGTCGGTCACCGCGTGGCTGTCTGCCTTGCGGACCTGCACGGTGTACCGGACGCTGGTCTTCGACCCGACGAACCACACGCCGCCAGTGCCACGGATGCGCCAGCGGCGGGTGCCGCTGGTGATCTCCGTGGTCACGTTCGGCGAGGTGAACGCCACGAAGTCGCTGCGGGGGATGCGCTGCCCGTCACCGCACAGTGCGGTGAGCGCGGCGATGTATCGATCGCGAAGGGTTGCCATGTGTGTCTCTCCATGTGTGGGTTGCGAATCCTGCACGGTGCAGGGGATGCCGCCCCCGTGGGGGCGGTCACCCGCGCATCGGTCAGCCGATCGCTTCAAACGAGTTCCACCACTGCTTCATCAGGTCGTTGTCGCCCCAGTCGGCGACCGACTCGTCCTTGGCGACGGCGGGCCACTGGATCAGGTAGACCCATCCGACCTTGTTGCAGTCGGCATCGACGATGGTCAGGTTGGCGTCGCCACACGCCCCGACGGCCTTCAGGATCACGTCGGTGTCGTTGGACGGGAACTTCAGCGAGTCGGTGTAGTTGGCGCTGTCGGCAAGGAACAGGCTGCGCTCGCGCAAGAAGCCGCAGAGGTGCGAGATGGCGCATCGGGTCGGGTTGGGCATTGCAAGGCTCTCCATGTGTGAGTTGTGAATCCCGGACAGTCCGGGCCACGCCGCCCCCGTAGGGGCGGCTAGGCCAGTGCTGGAAGGTGTCACTTGACGCGGTGCAGGGTGAACGTGACGCCATTGGGCGAGAACACGGCCTGTGCAGCCCATGCCGGGCGAGAGATCGACCAGTGGTGCCGCTCGTCGCGGCTGTTGCCCGTCCGGCTGTGGACGACGACGTGCGCCAAGACATCGTGCGACCACGACTCGATCGGCGGGATCGCGGCCAGCGCCTCTTGCCGCGTGGCGAATCGGTTGGCTGCCGCGTTGCCGTTGGCGTAGACCACGGCGGTCAGCCAGTACGGGGTGTGGATCGGCGGCACCGCGTCGCCACGGCGGCGCAGCGTAGGTTCGACGACCTCGCGCACGGCTTCGGCGGTCAGTTCGGTGTCGCACTCCCCGGCAGCGAGCCGGAGTTGCTCGACGAGGACATCGACGAGCGCCGCCTTGGACAGGCGGGCGAGGTAGGCGGCGTCAGCGCCGCTCACGGTGCGGAGTTTCTTCAGGGTCATGCGTGTCTCCATGTGTGAGTTGAATCGAGGCGTCCTGCACGGTGCAGGGCAGGTCGCCCCGGGGGGCGACGAGCCGCGCATCAGGCGGGGCGGACGGCGGGCGTGAAGTCGATGTGGTTGTCATCGATGTCATCGTCGATGCGGGCGGTGGCACCGTCGGGCATCTTCCAGTTCCACGACTTGCCGACGCGGCTCATGCTGGTCCCCCCAGCGAGGCGGACGAAGGCGAGCGCCTCGCGGTGGCTGCTGAAGGCAGCACTCCACTGGCCATCCATGCCATCCGCCATGCGGCGGTAGCAATCGGCGGGGGTTTCCGGCTTGACGGTGATCATGTTGGGGTTGGTCATGGTGGTCCTCAATCGACGAACAGGGCTGCGATGGCGAACGGGATGATCGCTAGGGCGATCACGACTTGCAAGGCGAAGGTGGCGTCCATGTGTGGCTCCGTTGTGAGTGTGAATCCTGCACGGTGCAGGCCATGCGCCCCGGTCCGGGGCGGCAGGCTCAAACCGTGGGGCTTGAGGGTTGACTTGCCAAAGAGCGACCGATCAGCAGGTGATCGATGCACACACAGTAATGCACGGTACTGCACGGTCAAGGGGGTGGAGGGCAGATTCTGAAGATTTTTTGGCGGGTCTACAGATGATCAGGGAATCGGGGCTGTGGAATGCAGCCGATGGCACTTCCGCCGCGTGAACAAAGGGGTCGCCCTGCGCTCGATGAGGGCACGGAGATCGAGTCGAGGAAACTCGCCTTCCTCGCCGCGCTGCCCTCGCTGGGTGTCACCGCTGCTGCACGCGAGGCTGGCGTGGCGGAGTTCACGCCCTGCAAGTGGTACGCAGCCGACGCCAAGTTCCGCGCTGCGTGGGATGCGCTGGAGCCGCTGACCGCGAGGCGGTTGGAGGCCATCGCCGACGCCGTTGTAAACGGCGAGCGAGAGTTGAATAGCAGCGCCGCGCAGATCCTCATGTTCCGGCTCAAGGGGTTGCGCCCGTCGGTCTACCGCGAGCGGTCCAGCGTGGAACACACCGGGGCCAACGGCGGGCCGATCGCGATCGAGAACGGCGAGGCGAGCCGGGGCGCGATGATGCTCGCCGAATGGAGCGCCGCCATGCTGCCCGCCCCGCTGCCCGCCATCGAGGCCAAGCCGGAGGGCGACGAGTGAGCGAGGCCGCAGCCTTCGCTGTTGCGCTCGCCGTCGTGTGGGCGCTGGCCGCAGGGCAGCGGCGTGACTGATCCGCTCGCCATCGTTCAGTTCCGGCAGCGCATCCTGAAAGCCACGGCGGAGGAGCGACCGCACCTGCGGGCCGCATTCGCCAGCGACTTCGCCGCGTGGTGCGACGCCACCGCGTGGACCTTCCGCGTCAAGGAGGTCGGCGACGATGGGCGCGAGCGCCCGGTGCGCCAACCCCACGTCCCGTTCATGCTGTGGCCCTGCCAACGCCGCGCAGCCCGCGAGGTGATCGAGGGCATCGAGGCGGGCCGCGACGTGGTCATCCGCAAGAGCCGCGACATGGGCGCGTCGTGGCTGGTCTCCGCCATCGCCGTGTGGGGCTGGATGTTCAAGGGATGGCAGTCGCTGCTGGTCAGCCGCGTCGAGGACCTCGTCGATCGCAGCGGCGACCCGGACAGCCTCTTCTGGAAACTCGACTACCTGCTGGAGTCGCAGCCGCCGTGGCTGCTGCCCTGCGCCCCGGACTCGCTCGCCAAGGGCGGGCAGTTCCGCCAGCACATGGTGCTGCGCCACCCGACCAGCGGGGCCACGATCACCGGCCAAGCCAGCACCGAACACATCGGGCGCGGTGGTCGCCGCACGTTCGTCCTCTTCGACGAGTTCGCCGCCCTCGACAACGCAGCCGCAGCGTGGCGCTCCGCAGCCGACTGCACGTCGTGCCGCGTCGCCAACAGCACGCCCATCGGCGCGGGCAGCGAGTACTCGCGGCTGGTCAGCACGGCACGCACGCGGGGCGAGCCACGGCTGGTCGAGTTGATGTACCACGACCACCCGGAGAAGGGGGCCGGGTCGCAGCACCGCATCGACGACGACGGGTCGGTCACCGGGTTCGCCGGGTCGCCGTTCGTGTGGACCCCGTGGCTGGCGGAGCAGGTGCGCCGCCGTGACCGGGTTGACCTCGCGCAGAACGTCTTCGCGGAGAGCGTCGGCAGCGGGGCTGCGTTCTTCCCGTCGCACATCGTCACCGCGCACCGCGACCAGCACGGGGCGGAGCCGCGACGGTGCGAGGTCCGCCGCGATCGGCTGGTGCCGGAGCCGCAGGGGCGGTGGCGGGTGTGGGGGGAGCCGTCGCGCACGGCGGAGTACGTCGCGTTCATCGACCCGTCGCACGGCACGGGCAGTGCCAACAGCGCCGTCTGCGTGATGGACGCGCTGGCCCGCCGGGTGGTGGCGGAGTTCGTGGACCCCAACATCGCGACCTACGACCTCGCGCTGGAGGTGGCGAACGCCATGCGCCGGGTGTGGCGGGGCAAGCGAGCCACGCTGGTGGGGTGGGAGACCAACGGCCCGGGCGCGGCGTT